ATCGTTCGCCTGTTTTTTCGAAACATTTTATTGCTGTTCAAGTTATCCCAAAAGCAATGCATGGGATAACCCCGCGCTCTATCATGGGCGCTAATTGGTGGCGCACACAAGCGAATATCGCCAAGGCAAAAAATAACAATTGCTGTTGGGCTTGCGGTGTAAATGTTAATGACGCGCTTTTTCATAAGCGTTTAGAAGGGGCGCCAGTTTATGAAATAGATTATGAAAGAAAAGAAATGAAATTTTTAGAAGTGGCGGCGCTCTGCTATTGCTGCAACGCTTCTTTAAATATTGAAACAACGGAATCAATATTTTTAAAAGGGAATATGCATTTTTCTGTATTCCATAAAATTATTGAACACAGAAACAAAATGTGTTTTCTGTCTCCTTATCGAGAATTAAAAAATATAGATTCAGGTTTTAATGAATGGGTTTATATAATTCAAAACACAAAATATTTTTCAAAGTTTTATAGTTTGGAAGATTGGCAAAATATTTATTCAACACAACAAAACGAGGTTATAAAAGATGGGAATTAAAATCATTGATATAGACGAGGCGATTAACGACAACGGCCTAAAGATTTTGGTCTATTCGTTCGCTGGCGCTGGTAAAACAGTTTTAACATCAACCACGGGGCAATCAACAATTATTTTGAGCGCTGAAGGTGGTTTGTTATCGCTCAAAAAAGTTATGCGTTTGAATCCAGATTTGAAGAAAACGCACAAAGTTATTGTTATTCGTAACTATCAGGATTTACTTGAAGCTTATGAAATGTTTGCTGATTCCGATGAACGCTTATGCAACTGGATTGGCTTAGATTCTATTTCTGAAATTGCCGAGCAAGTTTTGACAGTTGCGAAAGAAGAAAACAAAGATGGGCGCGCCGCTTATGGTGATTTAACCGAAAAAGTTTTAGATTTGCTTCGCAAATTCCGCGACTTGCCTTTGTATAATGTTTACATGTCGGCAAAAATGGTTAACAAAGAAATTGACGGCAAGAATACTTTTGTACCTCTATTTCCAGGTCAAGGCATATCAAATAACATTCCATATTTGTTTGATGAAGTGTTTGCGCTTCGCGTTTTTGAAGAAACAAAAGGTGAAGAAACTATTCACAAACGTTATTTGCAAACCGTGAATGATTCTAAATATATTTGCAAAGATCGAAGCGGCGAGTTAGACGAATTTGAAAAAGCAAACCTTGCGCACATCTTCAAAAAAATTCGCGGATTTGATGAAGTCAATTTTGAATTAGACGAAGAGTCTAAAGAAAAATATTCACAAATTAAAACCGTTTCTGAAATCTATCATGATGACGATAACGAAGAAGAAAGCGGTTGCACCTATTGGCTTCATGAGCCAAGCGGCAAAACTATTGTTGCTCAACCAGATGATGACACTAGCGAAATGTTAGCCGATGATGACGTGCGTGAATTGTCGTTTGAAGAGTGGCAAGAAATTACTGGTGTCGCTTCTAGCCAAGATGATGAATTGATTTCCAAAGTCACTGAAGAAGAAATTCAGGAAGGCGAAGAGGTTGAAGAGTTGTTAGCCGATGAGGTGCGTTATTGGCATCACACCGAACTTGATCAATACATGCAAACCGAAATTGGAGACAATATTATTGATTTGTTGAATAATGAATTAATAGCTGAAGTCACTGAAAGTGTTTATTTAGAAAACACCGAGCCGAAAAAATCGCAGCCTGTTGTTGAAACAAAACTTCAGAAAGCAAAGCGCGAAATGGAGGAAAAGCGCAACGCGGGAAAGTAAAAAACGAGTTGCGCAAAGTTTTAAATAAAGAGTTTTCTTTTATGCGCAATATTCACAAAATTTAATTTTATTCAATCAATCAAAAGAGAGTTTTAATCATGGCAAAATTACCAGTAAGTTTCAAAGCTAAAGATGTTGTAGGTCGTATGGGTTTTGAAAATATCCCGAATGACGATTACACCGCGATTCTGGAAAAATCAGAAGCAAAAGTAACTAAAGAAACTGCGAGCCTTCCAAAATCGCAGCAAGTCACTTATTTAAATTTTCAGTGGAAGATTACTGAAGGCCAGTACAAAGGCCGCACTCTGTTTAATATTTTAAATATTAACCACGAGAAAGATAACGTGCGCGAAATTGCAATGAAAGAGCTTGCAACTATCTGTGACGCTTGTGAAAAGGTTTCTATCAGCGACACAGAAGAGCTGCACGGAATAGAGATAACGATTGTCGTTGGCACTGATAAAGGCAGCGCTCAATACCCACCTAAAAATGTTATTCGCGGTTACAAACCTTTAAAGGGTGCTAAAAAACCAACGCTAGGAAAAGATGACGAAGAAGAAGCACCAAAGAAAAAAACTAACAAAGTTACATTTGGTTAATTAAAATCAATAAGCAAGGATGCTTTTTAATTTTTGGAATTAAAAAATGGTCGCTCTAACTTTACACAACACAACAAAAAAACTTTTAGATAATCGCCGCATAGCTAAAAAATATGGCCGTGGTTATTTGGGAATGTCTTCCCTCGGTGATGAGTGTAACCGCAAATTGTGGTATGGTTTTCATTTTGTGTCGAAGCAATTTATTTCTGCGCGCACACAAAGAATTTTTGATTTAGGTCATAAGTTTGAATCTATTATTATTGCAGAATTAAAAGAAGTTGGAATTCAAATTTATGCGATTAAAGATGGCCAAAAAATTGAGTTGACTGGCATAGATGATGACCAAGAAACTTTATTAGGTTGTTTCGGCCATGAGTCTGGTCACACAGACGGGCGCGGGATTGGCTTCCCAGAGTTTCCAAAGCTTGAATGTTTAGTTGAATTTAAATCAATGAATGCGGCGAGTTTTGCCAGTGTCAAAAAATACGGTTATCAAGAATCGCACCCTGTTTATTATGCGCAAACACAGCGCTACATGAGAGAAAAGAAATTAACAAAAGTTTCTTTTATTTGCATTAATAAAAACAATTCTGAATATCACATTGAATTCGCTGATTATGACAAATCTGTAGCCGATGATTTAGCGCGTAAAGGCCGAACAATTATCATGAGTGATGCGCCCCCGCCTAAAGCTTATCCAGAAGGTTATTTTAAATGTTTTAATTGTGATCATAATAAAGTTTGTCATCTTGGTTTTGATCCAGAGAAAAATTGTAGAACGTGCGACTTCGTAGATATTGCGGACAATGGCGAATGGCATTGTGGGAATAATGCCGCCAAAGATATGTTGAGTCTTGGCAAATGCGAAGATGAATATAATTTATCTTTAGATGAACAAAAAGCGGGCTGTGTTTTTTATAAAAAGGGGTGGAGTTTATGAGGCCAGATAGAATAAAAATGATTTTTGAATTAAAGAAAGAAAAATTATCAGATTATCAAAAAACTTTTCTAAGTCACTTAGTCGATTTAATTAATAGCGGCTTAGATTTTAACACTGAGCAATCAGAAACACTCAACGCCATGTATGATGGCCTAATTTTAGGAAAATAAAAATGTTAAAAGACTTTCAAATGATCGCAATGGTTCAACTCCAAGATAAAATAAATTCTTTAATTAATAAAGATTGGGTTGTTGCGCAAAATAAATGGATGCTCGCGGGTGCTATGGAGTTAGCAGAAGGAATAGACCACCACGGGTGGAAATGGTGGAAAAATCAAACGATCAATTTAAAACTTTTACAAAATGAACTTATTGATTATTGGCATTTTGTTTTAAGTCAATCTATGGTTTATTCAGAAGGTGATTTAAACAAAGCATTTTATTTTTTAATGCCAAACAGTGCGAATTCTGAAGAAAGCCGCGAACGAATTTTGTTTGATGGGTCTGGTTATATCATTGCCGAAATGAGCACCGTGGATAAGATGTTTTTATTGATTGGTTTAGCCGCATCTAAACGTTTTGAATATTTCTTGTTCGAATCAGTAATGCAAGATTTGGAATTATCTTGGTCAGAATTATATGTTCAATATGTCGGCAAAAATGTTTTGAATATTTTTCGCCAAGACCACGGATATAAAACAAACGAATATAAAAAAGAATGGTTTGGGCGCGAAGATAATTGTTTTATGATTGAATCTTTGGAGCTTTTTAGTGATCAAGTAAATGAGCCAGATTTTCAAGATGTTTTGTACAAATATTTTGAAAATATGTATTCTAGCTGGTTGGCTGAAGTAAATCATTCTGAAGAATTAGCAAACGATAAATTCAAAGGTGATCCAGCATAGTTTTAAAAAGTTTGCACATTAGAAATAGTGTGCATTCTTTTTAATTCTGAGTTTAATAAAATGATAAATGAAATTCCTATTCCACAATTAATAAGATTAAGAACAATAGAAATAATTTTAGATAATTATGGTTCGATAAACAGAAATATTATATGTCAATTATTTTCTATTGGTGTTGCGCATGCTTCACTAGATTTAAAACTTTATCGAAAATTAAACCAAGATTCTGTTTTTTACAATAGAGTTTTAGGCAGAATAGAAAAGAGTATAGATTTTAAAAGAGTGATCCCATGATTAAAATATTCTGCCACCGATACAAAGTAAGTCACATAAAAAGAAGAAAGGTTATGAAGAGAGCCGCCAAAAATGGATTGTGCAAGATGAAAGAAATAAATCAAGATGGTTTTCTTTACGAAATATCACAAGAAAATTTAAAATTGTTGCCGAGGTTTAAAAGATGAAATTAGTTAAAACAGAAAAACCAAAAATAGAAAAAGAAGAAAATAAAAGATCAAATTATTTTTGCCGCGCTGATATAAACAAAAGGCCACATATTTGGTTTTCTTTTGGTCGCTGGCGTTATTATTGTGCTAATGGGTGGATTGGTGGAAGAATGGCTGAAGCTTTTGTGAAGAGAAAAAACTTTGAAATTGATATGAGTATTCATAATGGGAGCAAGTGAATTCAAACCGCGTTTTTGTCAAACAGAATTTGCTGAAGTTTTATTTGATATAGTGATAAATAAAAATCCAAACCGCGATAGGCACCCAATAGGCGCGCTTCCAACTGGCGCAGGAAAAAGCCTCGCGATTTGCATGTTGATAGATTTGATCCTGACACACAATCCACGGTTTAATATTTTGGTAATGTGTGACCGTGCTACTATTTTAAAACAAGACCACGACGACCTAGTTGATTATTTTGGCATTGATATAGGTTTATATTCTAGTGAATTAGAAAGTGCAACGATTAAAAAAATATCAGTTGCAGGAATTCAATCAGTTTTTAGAAAAGGTCATTTATTCACGCATTTTGATTTTGTAATCATTGACGAATGCGACTCTGTTAATAAAAAAGATAAATCAATGTATCGCAGTTTTTTGAATCAAATAGACGCCGTTTATGTTGGCACCACCGCGACCCCTTACGATTTGAAAGCTGGTTATTTGCATGAAGGCGAAAACGCACTGTTTACTGAAATAGCCGTGGATTGGACGCGAGGCGAAAAGTATCTGCAATTAGTTGAAGAGGGTGTTTTGCCCAGAATTTTATCGCGCCCAACTTCTGTAAAGTTTGACCCCACTGGCCTTAAAAAATTAGCTGGGGATTATTCTTTAAAAGATCAATCAGAAAAATTTGACCAAGAACCGATTACAAGAGCCGCACTTATCGAAACCGCTTACTACGGCAAAAATTTTAAACGCTGGCTTTTGTTTGCAATTGATATAAAACACGCTGAAAATATTGGTAAAATTTTAGATGAAATGGGAATCTCTAACTGTGTGATTCACTCTAAAATGGCCGCTGATAAAATGGAAATTTTAGAAGAGTCTAAAACAGGAAAATATAGAGCAATTATAAATGTGGATGTTCTAACCATTGGCTACAATGATCCAAAAATAGATATGGTCGGTTTATATTTTTGCACTGAGTCCCCAAGAAAACACGTTCAAACTTCAGGCCGTTTAAGAGTTGATCCAGAAACGCCCTATAAGATCGTTTTAGATTTTGGTGGCAACTTTGCGCTAATGGGGGCGCTCAACAACGTTAGAATAAAAGACCCTAACCGCAAAAAGGGCAAAAGCGAACCAATGATGAAAGTGTGCCCAGAGTGCGGTTTTTATTGTGAGATATTCGCAAAGTCTTGTGAAAACTGTGATTTTGTTTTTCCTGTTAAAAGTAAATTGAAAAAGAGCGCGGATATTGACGCCGAAATAATTAAAACAACTTTTGAAAAACCTGAAAAAATAAAAAAGGGCGCCATAGCTTGGGTTAAAGTTGACTCGATAAAATACGTGAAGTATCAAAAAACTGGCCGCCCAGATTCGTTTTTAGTGTGTTACACATGCGGCTATAGGGTCATTAAGGACTATATAAATTTAGATCATGATGGCTACCCTAATCTATTAGCAAAAAACTGGCTGCGCTACCGCTGGGCTGGCGAAGGCAAAGCCCCAAGCACAGTAAAAGAGCTTTTGGCTAACACGGATAAATTAAGGCCAGCGATTGAGATAAAAGTTGATACAACGGGGAAATTTGAAAAAGTAGTTGATTGCAAATTTTAACGAAAAAACTTTACTTTTTGTCAAAAAAGCGTATATTCTGAAACTGTAGTTCAAGCTCAATAAAACAATCAATTAATCCAATTCAGGTAAAAAATATGAAAATTCTTTTTAGTGAAAAATTTAAGGCTTTGCGCACTGGCTTGTATATCGTTGCGGCTGCTGCTGTTGGTGAGTTTATCATTGACACTGATTTACCAGTTGACTCTAAAGAAATACCGACTGGTGGCATTTTGAAAAGCATTTTAGATGCCAACAAAATCGCTTTTAGTCAAAAAGCGACTAAAACCGAACTTTTAGAAGCGATTGAGGCAGGTGTTGAAAAACTTAAGCTCCCAACACAAAACGAAAAACCAGAATCAATGGTAGTTGCTGAATTTGTGAAAGAAGCTTACGAATCAGGTGAACCAGTTGACGAAGACGAGTTGTTGATGAAAATCGTCACAGTCGGCAAAGTGAAGTTTAAAAATGCCGGTAAACTTTACAAACAAGCCATGATTGATGGTGGTTATGCCGTTAGCAATAAAGACCGCAAACAAGCGGTTCATGAAATTTTGGTCGCTGCTGAATTTAGCCCCAACACTTGGGCTGAAGTTCGCGCCATGCTTGATCGTTTGGTTGCTGAAGTTCCCGCGACTGTTGAGAGCCAAGCCTATTCTTTGATCCGTGCGTATGCTAAAGAATTCGATATTTCTTTGCCTAAGCCAGAAAAAACATTGACCGCTGGCGGTGTTAAAGCGAAGATTCTCGACTTTATGTATAAGTCACCACTTTCTACAAAAGAAGATTTTTATTCTTTTGTTACTGAAGCGCTCGACAAAGACGAAAAAATGGCTGATAAATATTGGTCTATTTTTGAAGTCGGTCAAAAAATTGCAGCGGCTACAATCGCGCTTCAATCTGCTGAATAATTTTATTTATCATTAATAAAAAGAAAAGCCCGCTTAACGCGGGCTTTTTTATATCCTTATAAAAACATCGTCCCTTTATTTATTAGGCAACTTTTGTATTCGCTGCTGCTTGGGTTCCACTTGCTGCCATAGTTCCAGAGTTAAAAATAACTTGACCCTGTTTTACCGCTTGAATATCGCCCGCTAAATTATTAAGCGCGGCCAAAATTGCTGAAGAAATTTGTAATTGTTGCTGTGCCTGCCCTTGCGCTTGACCTTGAACCTGTGTCGCGGTTGCGGTGTTCGTTACTGACACCTCAACATCACGGATTCGAGAATTGAACTCTTGTCGAGCCAGCGCACTTTCAGCAATTGTGAGTCGGCGTTGCATATCTTGATCGTGATAAAAATCAATTTTTGCGCGAGTTTTATCGCCATCGTCGCGGATTGCGGTAGTCGTTGCGTAATTTCCATCTTTTACAGCTGTTAGTAAAGCCGCTGTTGTTGTCAACACAGTGCGTTCAACTTCGTTAGTTGATGCTAAATTAATAGCTGCTGAAGCCTGCACAGAATCTTTAACGTTTGCAAAACCTTGTTGAGTCCCCAAAGCGAGCGCCCCTATCGAATGATTGATAGAAGCTTGCGTTTCTAATGCAGTTGTTGGAACGTCTGCTGTAAGGCCGTTAACCGCGTTTAGGATCGCAGCATCAAGGAATTTACTCGTTTCATTGACACACTCTCCACCTTCGCCACCAAGACCACCACGCCGCAATAGGGATGCGATTAGAACACCCGCTAACAAACCCCCTTCGCCACCACCGCCAAAACCAAAACCGCCGCGACCACCTACAATATCGTTAATTTCCATAGCCATGATAAAACCCCTTAAAAAATCCTTTTGGCATTATTGCCTCGGTAAATATGCGCCTATTTAGTCGATAAAAAAGTTTTATATATTATTAAAAATAGATTGATTTTGAATTTAAAATGTGAGCATAGCCATATATATATTGTATATACATACAACAAGCAACAAGTCAACAATGCCGCCTATAATTATTCACTTGATTTTAATATATATTAAAAATATAATAACTCGACCAAAACCAAGAGGATTTAAAAAAATGTCTAAGAAAATAAATGTAGTTTGCGACAATGTTAGTGAGCCTATGAAATTCGATAGCAAAGAACGCGCCCAATGTTTTATTGATGCAATCGAGGATAATGCTTCAAGAATTTGGTTTATTCGTGAAAAAGGTGATCTTTTCGACCAAACATTAAATTATTTAGTTTATACAACTATTTGCGGAATTGAAGTTTTTGTAACAGGGGTAAATCTATGATTGTTTTCGACACTGAAACCACTGGGCTTTTAAAGCCCGACCCCTGTGCATTAAATTTGCAGCCACATATTTGTGAAATTTACATGGCTAAGTTTGACAATAAAGGCAAAATTATTGCTGAGTTTGAAACATTTATTAAACCGCCCGTTCCTATTCCAGAAATCACCACAAAATTAAATGGCATAGATGACCACATGGTCAAAGATGCACCCACCTTTATAGAAATTTATGATAGTCTCGCCGAATTCGTTTTAGGCGAAAAAACTATTTTTGCTCACAATTGCGCGTTTGATATTGGAATGCTAAAAGTTGAATTGCAAAGACACGGGATAGAATACAATTTCCCTTGGCCGCCGTATCAATGTTGTACGGTTGAGGCTAGTTTTTGCATTGAAAACAAACGCCTTAAGCTAGAACGTCTTTATCAAATCGCAACTGGCAAAACTCTTGTGACAAAACACCGTGCTAAAGATGACGTTAAACAATTATTAGAGTGTGTTTTGTGGCTCAAAAAAGAGGGCTTCATTCATGAACTCTTTAATTAATATTGCGCTAAGAAGTGAATATTCTTTTAAAAAGACATTCGGAAAAATTGACAGCCTCGCACAATATTCGCAAGGCATTGCGCTAGGAATCGCAGATTTTAACAACACATATGCACACCCATACTTAGAAAAAATCGCCAAAAAACAAAATTTTAAACCGCTCTATGGTGTTCGCCTTCAGGTTATCCAAGACGATCAATTGCGCGAACGTGGAGCGCATGGCGCGATCTATATTTTTATTGCAAAAAATCAAGAGGGTCTGTGTGAAATAAATAATTTAGTGAAAGTTTCTCACGACAAATTTTATTTTAAACATCACATTGCAATGAGTGATTTATTTGAAGTTTCGAATAATGTAGTTGTGATTGCTGAAAGCTTAGAAACTGAAAAACGTTGTGATTATTTAGCACTAACCCCTTCAACTAATCCGCTTATTTTTCAATTTGCAAAAGAAAACAATATAAAATGTGTTTATGTTAATGATAACTATTATTCAACACCTCAAGATAAAGACGTTTATCAACTCATGGCAGGACAACATAAACGTGGTGATGAATATTATTATAATTTTGATAAAAAAACAGCACCACAACATATTTTAAATGAACATGAATTTAATCGAATCTGGAAACACCCAGAAGCAAAAACAAATCTTTTAGAAGTAATTGATCAAGTTGAAAACTTTGATTTAAAACGTGCGCCAATGGTTGCCTATAATGGCTATAGATCAATTGAGGTTTGGTGTGAAAAAGGCGCTAAAAAATTAGGCGTAGATTTAAAAGATGAAATTTATTCAGCACGATATAAAACTGAAATGGATTTGATAAAAGATAAAGGCTATGTTGATTATTTTATGATTGTTTCTGAAATGATCGAAAAAGCAAAAGATAGAATGCTGGTAGGTTGCGCCCGTGGTTCTAGTTGTGGTTCGCTGGTTTGTTATTTATTAGGAATCACAACGATTGACCCGATTAAATTTGGCCTTTTATTCGAGCGTTTCATTGATGTAAACCGTTTCGATTTGCCAGACATTGACATTGACTTTCCAGATATTAAACGCGAATCAGTAATAAAAGATTTAGTGAAAAAATATGGCGAAGATAATGTTTGTTTAATCGCTAACATTAATCGAATGAAGCCAAAAAGCGCGATTGGTGATTTTGCCACTGCTTTGCGTATTCCTAAATATGAATCTGATTTAATAAAAGATTCTATTGACGATAAAGCGGTTGGTGATTCTCGCGCCGATAAAACTATCGAGGACGCTTTTAATACGATGGATATAGCACGGGATTTTGTTAAAAAATATCCTGCAATGCGTTTGGTTACACAGGTTCAAAACCACGCCTCCCACGCTGGCCTCCATGCCGCTGGCGTGATCATTGCGAATGATCCTGTGTCAACATATGGCGGCATAGACACGCGCTCCGGTTGCATCATGCTAGATAAAAAACAATCTGAATATTTAAATCTTTTAAAAATTGACTGCTTAGGTTTGCGCACGTTAACAATTTTACAAGAGTGCGCTGATTTAGTTGGAATGAATTTTTTAGATTTTTATGATTTGCCTTTAGATGATAAAAAAACATTTAAAGTTTTTCATGATATGCGCCTTTATGGGATTTTCCAATTCGATGGCCAATCAATGCGCGCAACATGTCGCGATATGGGTGTGAAAAATTTCGAGGATATTTACGCAATTACAGCGATTGCAAGGCCGGGGGTTATGGCTTCAGGCGGCACAACGCGCTTTGTTCAAAAGCGTATTGGCGCTGCTGAAATTGATTATGTTTCAGATCATCCCGCATACATTGAAGCCACAAAAGAAACCTATGGAGAATTAGTTTATCAAGAGCAGATCATGATGATTTGTAAAAATTTAGCTGGCATGAGCTGGGGCGAAGTTTCAGAGATTAGAAAATTAATTTCTAAATCTGCGGGCGAAGAATCTTTTGGAGAATACAAAAACAATTTTATTTTAGGCTGTGAAAAAGAAGGCGTAGAAAAAATGAAAGCCGAAACAATTTGGTTAAATATGATTGTGTTCGGTGGCTATGCAATGAATAAATCACACTCGGTTGCCTATGGTCATATTAGCTATTGGTGTGCCTATATGAAATCACACTTCCCCCTAGAATTCACGGCTGCAAATTTAAAATATGCAAAAGATAAACATTCGGCTATTCGTATTTTGCGTGATGCCGTGGAGAATGAGGGCATAGAATATTCACCAATTGACCCAGACCTCTCAGAAATAGATTGGTGCGTAAAGGAAGGCCGTTTGTTAGGTGGTTTAAAAAATATCAAAGGTATTGCAGACGCGAAAGCAAAAGAGATTTTGCGCGCTAGAGCTGGGGAGAAAAAATATACCCCATCACAAATTAAAGTGTTGTTAAACCCCGTGACTGATTTTGATACGATCTATCCTTGCCGTGATTATTATTATAATTTTTATATGAATCCGCAAAAGATTGGATTAAGTTCCCCAGTTGAATATATAAAAAATGTCGTTTGTGATGTTGAATGTGAATTTATTATTCTTGGAAAAGTTATTAAAAAAGAATTGCGCGATCTTAACGAATATTCAGAAATATTAAAGCGTCATGGAAAAGTGTTAGACCAACACAACAAGTTTTTAAAGCTTATCGTGGAAGACGACACGGATCAAATCTCTTGCCGGATTAATCGTTTCAAGTTTGACAGATTAGATGGTGCTAGATGGGCTGAAGAGTTAAAAGAAGATGAAACCTTTGTTTTATTGAAAGGTGTTGTGAAAGAAGGCATTAGAATTTTTCACATAAATTCTATTTTTAATTTAACTGAAAATTTTGATAATGGCGAAGGTGAAGACGAATGAAATATATAATGATAGAGCAACCCTTTGCCGCTGGCATGGTTCGACAAATTCCAATAATTTTTCCTAAAACTTTAGTCCATGATGAGGTTTTTGATTCTATTAAAGCTTTATGCGGTGAAAATTGTAAGCCTGTTTCTGCTGGTGAGATTAGTTTATTCGGCGGTCAAGTTAGATGCGGCGGCAATAGCGAAACATTAAAAATTAGTAGTCGTGGTGCGGTTGACGAAGAGATAATAAAACTTTACGACTATCAACACGGTTTAATTGAATTGGAAGGGGTATGAAGATGAGTAAACGATTTGGGAGAAATCAGAAAAGAAAATTATTAGAAAATATTGATTTTTTAAATACTATTAGCGAAAACCAAAGCAAAACTATAATTGAGCAAGGCCGCACAGTTTTAAATTTTGGAAAAGATGTTGAGTTGTTGAGAAAACAAATGTACGAAAATGAATATATCGTACAAGAAACAAAAAGAATTTTTGGGCAATATTTTATTGCTCTAAAACCTGAAACCGTAAATCTAAACACTAAAGATTTGCCGCCTGAATTTGCTTTTCATATTCAACAAGATTTTGAATGTATGGATTTTAGAGCATCAGGCAACGATTCAAGCGCGAATCTAATGCGCACTTATAAATATTTACAAACAACAAAAGGGAAAGCCTACAAAGAAGAGTTGCGCGGAATGGTTCATTTTTATTTACAATCAACCAAAGGCGAGGTTGGGTATTGCATAGATTGGCAAATGAGAAAAACAATGCCAGAGAAATATTTAATAGAGTTTATCGCTAAAGAATTGGTCAGAGAATTACAAAAGGTTAAATAATGGCAACCTCAACAACAAAGCGCAATCCAGAATGGCTAGCGAAGCAAGACGAAAACGATTTAGCTCTAAACAAGAACTATCGCAGGTCTATAAAATATTATCGAAAGCTATATATGGCATGGCCTGAATGGATAGCAGACGATAAAAGATTTAGTGAAATCTATAAGCTTCGCGAGTTGATGAATAAAGAAGCCGGTGAAAGTATTTATGCAGTTGACCATATAGTTCCAATTTGTAGCGATATAGTTTGTGGCTTGCATGTTCCTTGGAATTTAGAAATTATCACTGTAAAAACAAACAATTTAAAATCGAACAAATGGTGGCCAAATCATCCATTTGAAAATTTAGATTTATTTAACCAGGGTATTTATTAATGGAAAAAGTTACTTTATATTCAAAAGATGCAAAAGATTCTATCCGTGTTTGGTCTATTCATCACGATGATAAAAATATCTATATGTTTTCAGGTTTGTTAGGTGGTGAAGAAACGCCGTTTACAGAACCCGTTGAATTTGGTTTAGGTGGCCGCACCCGTGAAGAACAGATAGAAATGAGAATAAAAAGCCGGATCAATAAAAAATTAGATTCTGGCTATGTTTATTCTTTAGAAGATGCACGGAATAATGTTAAAACAAATTCGCTTGGTTATTTAAAAGCGGCTAAGTGTTCGCGCTATGATGAGCAAAAAGATAAAATCCCATTCACTAAAACTTTTGTGCAACCCAAATTAAACGGCCACCATTGTTCAATTGTTAATGATAACGGCGTAAAAGTCGCGTATTCAAACGGCGGGAAATTAATAACAACTATCGACCATATTTTAAATGATTTTGATTTACCTGTTGGCCGCTCTGTTGAAGGCGAGCTTTACCACCACGGGACAATTTTACAAACTATCTCTAGTTGGGTGCGCAAAAAGCAAGAAAACACAAAATTACTTGAATTTGTGTGTTATGACCTCGTTTCTAAAGACTGCTACACAGAGCGATTCAAAACCCTGCAATCGTTCCATTATGGAGCCAACGCAAGGCTTATAGAAACCGCTGTGATCAACGGTCACTTTGAAGTAATCCCAATCATTACCGAACACCTGAAAAGCGGCTTTGAGGGCACCGTATTAAGGCTCACGGGCTACCCATACGAAGCGGGCAAGCGATCCGCTGGAATGATCAAGGTTAAAGTGATGCACATAGGCGGTGATTTCATCGTGGATGATGAGTTTTTAATCGTTGATGTTGGTTCAAGTGTTGACGGTTGCGCCGTTTTGTGGTGTGAAACTGAAGAGGGTCGAAGATTTAAAGTTTTGTGCCATGGTGATGTGGCTTTTAAAAAGCACGTTTTGAAAAATAAACAAAAATATATTGGAAAACATACTAGAGTTGAATTTGAAGGCTATACAAAAGATAAAAAACCTTTTCAACCAGTTTCCAGAGAATTTAGAGAGAAAGCCGATGAATAAGTACGCAGATATTAAAAAGTCTAAACGTGAAGAAATTGAAAATCATGTTGCTAATTTTTTAAATCATGGAAAACGAATAAAAATAATTGCGATTGGTAAGAGCGCTAGTGAAAAAGAAACTCTGACAAATAGACAGAAAACCAGAAACGAAAAATCCCGCTAATCGCGGGATTTTTACTTTCATCATATGTTTTAGCTGAGACAATGCGATAAATCAAGCGAACGGCGCAAGCCGATAAAACCGTGACACGCTGAGAAGCCGTTGTTCTTGGGTTTTGAACTGAAAGAATAATCGGTTTTAACGCTTTTTGCAGCAACACAGATTTTTTCAACTGCCTTTAAAACTGGCTCGCAGAATTTTGAAGCAGAGAAAACCAAAGCTTCTACGCAAAAGCTCGCGAATGATTGACAAGCTAGAACAACACCTAGCGCCAATCGGTGAAGCACATTCTTAAAATTTACCATTTTTAAGCCCTCTCCTTTCGTTGATAGAACGGTTTAATTAAACCCTTTCGGGAATCTACATATTAAACAATATATAGTGTTTGTCAACTACCACCTAGCCGCACCTGTTGACCGTGCGTCTATGTGGTTAAAGCTGTTATAAGTGCCAATCCCAAAATGCGGATAATTAACATTAAAGAATTCCGCAACTTCTTTAGTTTTCAATTGTTTTCCACCAACAAAAACTTTTATATCAGCGGCTATCCCATATTGATGCTGGCTATTCTCAGCAGTATCAGCTCCGCTTTTTCCTTTTGTTTCTATAAATTCAACTCGCAATTTTTCATTATGTTTTTTACAACGACAACCACAAGTAACAACAATAGAAACTTTTTCTTTAGTTGAATTTTTTAATCTATCAACATAGTGCTGTAATGCTGTTAATAATTCAAAATCAACCGTGTTAAAGCCGCACCCACATTCACACGCGAACTCTTTGCGTCTAAAGTTGTTTGTTAAATCGCCCATTTAAGCCTCTCTGATTTTTTCTTGCATTAAATGATTACCGCCAAAAGTGCGAATTGCTAGGTAAACATACCAACGCCTAAACGCACTCATTCCATTTTGTTTAGCGATTTTTATTAATTCCTTGTCGGCCTGTTCGCGCCACTTAACTCCAAGCATTCCGTGTGCTATGAATTGATAAAGTGCATCATGGGCAAGCGAAGCTTTCATAAAACTTTTTGTGTCTATTGCCAGTGTAGCGCCATCCCAAGCGTATCCACGATGACAAATTAATAACCCATTTTTATACAAGCTAGAAAAAGGAAGCTTTAAATCTTCACTTGGGTAAATTTCTGTTTGTATTTGTTCATCTTCGTGAAGTTGATATTTATAGCCGCCTATATATTTAGCCATTATGAAGATACCTTTGCAGTTACTTCAGGGAATGTAAAATGTAAATTTTCTGGCAATCCAGCGTTCACGGCTTCTTCTGTTATTTGCCAAAAACCACCAATCACAAAAGAACCCTCCATAGTCAAAGCGGTTCCAATATTTTGCGAAAGCGCATAGCCTTCTAAAACACCATTGCGCAATAGTGGAGTGTTCCATATTTCGTTAACTGGAAAATTTTCTATGGTTGCGTTTGCTACAAATCTAACACCCACTGGAATGGCTAGAAAACTATTTTCCGCGTCCCAATAAACCAAATGTTGCTCTTCTGCATTTTTTGCGACAATGCTTTGAATCGTCACAACTGGTTTAGGGTTTGGTGTATAGGTTGCAATCTCTGATTCATTTTTTGAACCGTAGTATTCACCTATGACAAACTCCCCAGATATTTCAGTATTTTTAAAAAAAGAAATATCATCAGGGTATTTTATTAATCGTGTTGTTGCTACATATTCAAGTGGAAATTTAACTAGTCTCATGATGTGCGGCCTCCAGATTCCAAAATTGCTCGTTTAATAACTTTGTCAATATCTGATCTTAAAAAAACTGTTTGAAATTCAGACGTAGCAGCTGGGCAAATAACGTAAGAGCCAAAAGGCCACACTAGAGCTATGGAGGGTGGGAGGCTGCATCCTCCCCCAATCACGATTCCTTCATGCGACTTTCCAGATCCATACTTATCAGACGCTTTTACAGTAATTAAATTAGATGAGCTGGACGCTGAACTAATTTGAGAAAATGTAAAATTTTCGTCTACTGAATCGCAAATGCCTTTTGTGATTCCTGTAATTGTATCAGTCACCAAAGTGCCCGCTGTAGTAAATTCAAAATACGCACCACTCCGGTTTTTTGTTATTGCTAAATTGCCGTTTAGTTTTTTCTGAAAAGAACAAGCGCTTGCCGCTGTCGAGTCATAAAAATTGTTTGCAGAAAAACCAAAAGCCGCTCCCGATGCGGGGTTTGCTGCAATTGTAACAGGTGACGTTATACCTCCAGTTGTAAAATTTAACGTTGCTATATAGTATGTTGTGCCAGCGCTATTTGAAGCCAAGACATAACAAGTATTATCATCTATTCTAGCGAGGCTCGCGACAAATCTCGCAGCCGAACCATTCACCGTTGCTACGGCAAGAGTCCATACTGTAGCCCCTGAAGTGTTTTTCCCGAAAATACTTGTGTCTGTATAACCGACCTCAACAACCGTTCCGGCAACTGGAAAAACTGGAATTGATTTTGTCGCTGTATTTGTATATTGTTTTGTCAAAACCGTAAAAACTGGATCACGATTTAACACATTAGATAATGTTTCACTCATTTTATACAACCTCGTAAGTGTTTGCAGCGGTGCAAACTAGCTCAACAAAATCACCACCGTTTAAAATTAAATTACCATCGTTCACGGCGTCAATGTTCACACCGTTTCGGGTAATCGTGCATCCATTTCTAGCAATTGTTAAAATATTTAACGCGCTTCCATACGCTTTAAATTTATAATAACCTCCAATAGTAGGCGAGGCTAAAAGCGTAGCGGTAAAGCTTGCCGCTGAAATATCACAAAGATTTTTTGAATTATGAACAACGTTAAAATTTGCGTTTACAGGATTTTTCCAAGAGTCTGAATAAGTGTAGCCCTCAACTGACAAGCCATCACTTGTGATTCTAATTAATTGCAAAGGAGTTGCCGCACCAACACCGAGAGAGGTTATAGGAATGGACGAAGGTGTGCCACCACCTAAAAAAATTGCCTGTGCAGTCGTCCAGTTTACCGCCTCAGTTCCACCATTCCCGCCGCTGGTGTTTCCAACATTAATTATTTTAAAGCCGCCTGCACTTAAATCAGCCGTTAGCCCTGTTTTTGCAACTCTTGCATTTATCAGTACAATTAAAGCGGCTTCTAGGGCTTCTAAAAATTCGTGCAAATCAGGCGCGCCGTTTTGCGCGTCAATAATTTCTTGAATTAATTTATTTAGTGATCCGTCTATTGAAAACTGTAGTTTTTGAATATATTCAAAATCCCCAGTTGTCAAAAAAGGGTTCGTGCTTTTGTCTCCAGTTTCCATATATTAAGCCTCGGATATTTCGAAAGGTGCACTAAAATTGTTGTAAAAATCATGTACAAAATTGGGGTTATTTGTAAACTTTCCAGCGAAAGAATAATCACGTTCTTTTGCTCCACCACTTTCAGGGAACATAGATACAAAAAAATCTTTAGCTTTTGAGGCCACCCTAAAAGATTCAAAAGCCCGAACTCTGTCGCTTTCATCTAAATTTTTAACATCAAAATTTATTTTTCTATATTTCTCGCTAACATCGCTCCACAAACTACCGCCAGCGGTTCGCGTTTGTTTTGTGTCATCTATCCAAGAATTAGTTAATCCATAAGATGAATTTACTTTTGTTTCAAAATATTTTCCAATATATAATCTAGCAACATCAAAAAAATCTTGCGTTTCGTCTTTTAAAATTATTCTAAAAGATTTTGCGCTTACAGCATCAAACCAATGCACGGAATATTTGCGACCAGAGTCGTCAAAAATGCTCGCACCTAACGGGTCAATTCCCCAATCAAGTTCATTGAGAGCTTTTGAAACAATCGCTAGCTGTTCATCAGAATCGTAAACTATAGCCCCTGCTTGGTCGTCGTCATCATAAAAAATTATTTGCCAAGTCGCTTGGCTTGTTAAAGTGTTTCTCCACAAAATAACAGAATCAACAATTTTCAATGATATAAAATTTCCATTTATTATTGCTTCTTCCGTGCTGGTGAACCTTGCGACTCTGCTATTATTGTATTTTTGTATGTTTGTTATTGGCAAAGTTGCTGCCAATGTTGTTCCAGCTCCCGCCGTTATTGTCGCGGCGTCTGAGTCACTTTTTATTAGCATTCTAAAATTTTTTGCTGTCATTTCCATGCCTCGATAACAGAAGACCCGTAACCTATTTTTTCAGTGATGCCAACTATAACCAAAGATTCGCCGTCTTGCATCCCATATTTATCGTAAAAAACATCCACGGAATCGCCAATGTTTAAAGAGAAAGAAGCGGTCAATGCGTTTATCTCAAAAACTGTTCTGGCTTCTGACGCTAAACCCATTCGCCTATCTGCTTCATCGTCGCAATCTGTTTTTTCGACTAACAGTGTTTCAATTTCTGGGCTTGCAATTGCATCAGGATAATTTGTTAAAACGCTTAAATCTTCAGACAAAGAAATAGAATATTTGGCACCGTATAATAATCTATTTGATTCTGTGACTGCGCCAGCTAAACCACTTTTTTGTTCAGTCCAATTTTTTCTATAACCCAAGCGCACAGAGATTTTAGGGTCAATCACTTTTTTAACAGTAACACCAAAATTTTCTATTTCATCTCTATATAAAAAATTGTCGCCACTAGAAGGTAGAGAAATTCTCCCTATGCTGAATTCCCCAAGCCTAGTGATTAACCAAAAGGCACCAATTGATTTTAAAAGCTGATCAATCGCTTCTAAAATTGTAAATGTGTCACTTTGAATATATAGGCCGCAATTGTAAGGCGCTAAAGTATCAAGCGCCGTGAAAGCTGTGTCGTCTATTTTAGATTCATCAAAATTAGAATAATTAGAAATAATTAAGCGAACCAAATCAACCGCTTTCACTTTGTATCCTGTTACGATTCCGCTTGCAGGTTTTGATCCTTTCACATCGCAAGTGATTTGCCCTGCTGCGGCGCTAGTTAATGTAAAAGTTCCAGTTGTTAAATTAGCAGTGAAAGCAACCGAAACCCCATTATCCCGAACCTGTGTTATTGCCTCAATTGCGCCATCATGAACCTGATATTTGCTTGTCGCGGAATCAATCAATAAAGGCGAAACATTAAAGCATTCGCCAAAACATAAAGGAATATTTTTGCCATCAGCAACGCCCCCAGAAATAGCAGTGCGCGAAAATGGCGTGTTTATTATTTCACTCTCATCACGGAAAACAAGAATCAAATTATTTTGTTGAATTGATTTATTTTTCACAACCCCTGAAACAATTTTTCTAAAATCGTCTTTCTCCCAATCTGGGGAACCCATAAAAATATTCAAAGGTTGTAAATTAAACCAATTATAAATCAACCCTTGTGTGTCGTCATTCAATAAAAGTGTAACCTCTCCACGGCTAACGCTTGCGCCACCATCGAAAGAATCAGAAGCGCTACGCCTAAAATTAATTTCACCAACAATCGAATCATCATAGGCTATATTTGCAGGCGTGTCAGAAGGAAAAGAAACAAACGCGCAATTGGCCGCATAACCACTTTCTAAAACACCAGAATTTAAAGAAGAGTATTCGACCAAAACGCCACGCATAACGTTTTGGGTTTGTAACCAATCTAAATAATCACCATCACTAATCGACATTAAACACTACCTCTTCTTTCGATAACTTCAGTCAATTCTAAAATTCTGCGATTTAGTGCATCAGATTTATTTGCGCTTTCTAAATTTTGAATTCTTGATTGTTCTGTTTGTTTTCTTGCTTCTTCTATCATTGCTATTGCTGCGCTCAATTGTTCCGTTAGAGCTGCGTTTGTCTCTGTCAATTTTTCAGGAATTAAACCCAAAGATTCAGTTTGAAGCTTTAGTTCTGCTAATAATTTTTCATTCTCTTCTTGAGTTTTTTTGCTTAATTCAATCATCGAATTTTCAAAATCATCTGAAGCTTTATTCTGTATCTCATCAAGTTTAGGCAGCAGCTCCATGAATGAGTTTTTATAATCCTCTTGCGCTTTTAATATTTTCTCATCAAAAGCACTAGAGTCAAATTCACTCACTTTTTCGGCCACTGTTTGAACTGGCATTTTGTCAAGTTCAACACTAGCCGCTTGCACAAAATTTTGAGGGTTCGCTGCTGAGTTTCTTAGCGAAGCTTGAACCGTGTCGAAAATGCTAGTGTATTCTTCACTGCTCGCATAAAAATCACGGGCTTTTTGCAAATAATCATTTGCTGCTTTTATGGCGTCTTCGCCTTTCGCATCTTCAAACGCTTTTTTGCTAATGTTTAATTTTTCAACAGCAAGCAAAGGCGACAAATCAGAAAGAAGCAACGAATCAGCCGCTTCTAGCATTTTGTTGGTGTAGTCCAACATTTGTTTTTGGTAAGCTAAATTAGCATCCGCTAATTTTTGCGCGTTTGATTTTTCAACATCAAAAACTTTTTGCTCGAAATCTATTTTTTCTTGAAAAGCTTTTTGTGCATCTTCTTTCTCTTTTTGAATTGCTTCTATTTGTGAAGCATATTGATTGTTTAAAGCATTGTTTACTTTATCAATAATTTCTATCTGCTCTTTAGAGCTTTTTCCAGTTAAAGAACCTAAAAGTTCTTGTGCTGTTTTTGGTTTTTCAAATTTTTCAATGCTCGTTTTTACGTTAGCTCTAGTTGAAGATATAGAGCTTATCAAAGAATCATAAATATTTTTTATTACACTAGCGCTTTCTTTCGCTGTCTCAGTTACTTTGTTTATTGCCGAACCAAAAACATTTGAAAACTCTTCAGTTTTTGAGATAGCATCATTATAAGAATTTATTTTTTCTTGAATTGATCTAGCTTCATCGCTAAGTAAAGATTTTAAAACGGCAACTCTTTTTTCAGACTCGCTTGCGGTTAGGTCAAAAAAAGATTTATCCAATCCCAATATTTCATCTTGAATAGCTTTTAATTTCTCGACTCTTTCCGCTTCAGCCTCGGTCGCTTCTTCAAGAGCTTTTTTCAAATCTTGCTGTGCATAAATTTGCTCTTGTATTGGGTGCAGCGAGCTTTCCATAGAGTCTAGTTCTATTTGGCGACGAATCGCCAACGCTTCAGAAGCGAGGCCAAGCTCATCCATCAAAGCAAGTTCTAACTGCTGTTTTTTCTCAGCAAGAGCTAAAATTATTTCATTCTCTCTCGCTAAATTCTCATAATATTTATTTCTATCTTCTCCAATTGCGAAAGAAATCGCCGCCTCTTCTTCTGCTGCTTTTGCCGCTTCTTCAAGAGCCTTTTTTAAATCTTGTTGTGCATAGATTTGATTTTGTAATGGACGCAAAGACTCGTCCATAGCTTCAAGCTCTAGCGTTCTGCGAATTGCAAGAGCCTCTTCAGATTTACCCAACTCATCAAGTAAAGCAAGCTCCATACTTTGACGCTGGTTATTAATTCTTTCTTGTGCTGCCTCATAAGCATTTATTTGTGCCGCTTCAGCGGCTAACGCTTTTTCAGCCGCATTAACTTGTGCTTCTGCGGCTTTTTCCGTTGCCTTTATATATTCGTCAAGACTAGGCGTTAATTGCATCAAAGAAGAAAAAAGTTTTTGATCTGCTTCAGTTGTTAAATCTAAGCCTTCAACAACATCACGGAACGCTTGGCGGGTCGCTGGTAAATCTTGATTCAGAGAAGAGAAAGCTTCTTTTAATGAATCGCCTAAAGATTTTACTTTTTCTTCTTCTGTGAAAAAAGCATCAAAATATTTTCTAGTTTTTGAACTAAACTCTTCAAGGCCGCCCATCATTGAAATAATTGACTGTGATACATCTACAGACATTATTCCAGAAACATTTTTTAATGATAAGCCCATTTTATCAATAGTATCATTAAAAACAGTTTGCTCTTTTGAGACCCGTGTTAGGGTTTCAAAAGCGCCTTCTCCCATTTTTTGATATTGTGAAATTTGAGGCACCATGAACTCAGCGATCAAATCACCTTGTGTGCTGAATATTGCCTCAAGCTCTTTCTGAATTTCTTCGCCGCTTAAATCTTTGAATGAAATTTTGCCTATATTTAATTGAAAATCATTTATGCTTTTTGTTGTTTCTATTCCCAACAATTTAAAAGATTCATTTACAGAAGCTCCCAAATAACTAAATATTTGTGAAAATTGTGAAGATACATCTTCTTCAACACCAATAAATTCATCTTTAGACGTTACTTTTTTAGATAAACCAAAAAGTTTTTTCTTTGTTGTTTCTATTGTGTTGTAATATGTAAGCTCTATGTTTCCAGCTAAAATATCGCCTAACTCTTGGGCTTCAAAATTAAACCCTGTATCTTTTAATTTTTTCTTAGTTGTGCCGAAAAGAGCGTCTAAAGGTTTTTGTGCAATTCCCAAAAAATCAAATTTTTCTAAAACTGTTCCACCAATGTCAAAATTTGAAGTTGTCCCAAGACCAGAAATATCCGTTCCACTGAATTTGCCACCTCTCACTAATGAAACTGCAAGTTTTTCGATCCCGCTAGACAAACCAACAATCGCACTGCGAATGCCTTGCAATTCTGAAAAAGAATCTAGCGCAATTTCTTTGTAGTCGTCTAAAGCGTTTGCGATAGATTCAGATTTAGCGCTGGCGTCACCCATCACCGAGCCAGTGCCTTGCGATTCCTGAATATCTTTAGGGCTTGCACCTCCGCCACCACCGCCGCCACCAGAGAAGCCAAGGCTAGCCATCACAGCAATCATTGCAGCAACGCCAGCAAAACCCGCCCAGCCAGATTGCGCAAACATCTTGGCACCGCCAGCGGCAACATTTACGCCAGCTTCAGCGGTTGCGGCGGTGGTTCTCGTGGCTGACAGCGCAAGCTCTTTTACTGTGTTTTTGATGGACATCGCCAGCTCAATTGCGGAAAGCGTTTTTTCTACAGCGTGTAGCGCTTTTCTACCTTTTGAATTTTCTTTAAACATTGAAGCAGCAGCGCCAGCAATTTCACCATAACCACCTATTTGCGCTTTTGTTTTTTCTTCAGAAAGTTTAATTTCAGCTTTTGTTAATCCTTCTATTTTCGCAGGATCGTAAGCTTCAAATTTTGCTTTTGCCAATTCTTCTTCTTTTTTGGCGATAGCTTCCATGTTTGCGGAATAATCATTTAATGAATCAGCAATCGAGCCAATAGCCTTCGCCACAACAGAGCCAGTGCGCGACCAAGCGCCGCCGAATTCGTCAACGGATTCAATTAATTTTTTATACTCTTCGTTTTGTTTTGATAATGCTTCTCTTTGTTCTTCCTCCTGTTTAAATCTATCATCAATGTTTTCTTTAAATTGTTTATCAATGCTTTCGTTTAATGATTTTCCTAGCGCTTCGATTTCTTCAGCGGCTTTTCTTCTCTCTTCTGCGATTTCTTCATATTTTTTCTTTTCTTTGTCTAAAGCGTCAATTTTTCTATATGAATTCAAAATTTCTTTTTGTGCATTTTCGTCTGAAACTTTAGACAACCCATTTTTTATATCATACAGAAACTCAGCGGCTTTTGACTCTTCGCCATAAAGTGCGATTTGCTTTTTTAAATCTTCGATAAGCGTTTTAGTCGAATCGTCTATTTGTGTTATTGATTCGGCGCTTTTGGCTACGCTGTTTACGATTAAAGAAAAAACTTCAGCGGTTTGTTGTTTTAAAACACCAAAGTTTGCAGGTAAAACTTTAAGCATTGGAACAAGAGTTTCAGAAATAGACTTTGAAACTTTTTCCATGTTTTCGCTAGCGACTTTTCCAAAATCTGCTGAAGCCGCGCGTACAAGAACTAGTTGATCTTTTAATTTTTTTGATTCTTTTTCCGCTTCTTCTATTTTTGCAAAATCTGAAACATCGAGCGAAAATTCAAAGCCGGTGAATTTTGACAATTCTGAAGCGCTATTTTTTATCCTCCATATTGCCAACTCTTGCTCCCTTAATTTTTCAACTAGTCCTTGTTCAGCCAAAGCGCGTTGCGCTGCGCCCATTTCTTTAAATTTTTCTGTGGTTCCTTCAACAGTATCCCCAAGCCTATCAGCTTGTTTTTCCGCATCGCTTGCGCGAGTTGAAAAATAAACTAAAGCGGCTGCGGCAATAATTACAACACCAACAGGCCCACCGAGGAAAGCCATTGCTCCACTAAGCGCGGTTGTTGCTGCGGTTGCGACTCTTGCAGATAAAGTCATTGCAGCTAAAGAAGCGGCATGTCTATCGGTGTTCAAGCTGAACTAGGCGGTTCATCGGTTGCGCGCACAATGGGTGTAATAAATGAAGCCGTTGCGAAGGGTGGAAAAGATTTAGATAAATTTTCTAAAGCTTTTAATATTG